TACGGTACTTCATTTCTTCTATCAGAAGCGTATCGTAATGAGTGTGCCTACATTTTAACTCTATGTAGTGACCGGCAAGTTTAGATATACAATCAAAGGAATCAAAAATACCAATAGACTTTTCTAAGTCTGGATAGAGATTAGTTTTAAGGTAATCAAAGAGTTCTATTTCTTTCAATTGTAGGGACTCTCCCCACCTAATTGATTTTGTAAACGACGCAGAGCTTTACCAGTCCTACGATCTATTGTAGATATAGCACATTGGAAGTGTTCTGCCATCTGTTCTAAGGTTAGGTGTTCGTGATACCTCATACGCAACATCGTCTGGTCTTTAACATCTAACTTTAAGTAAGCCTTCTTAATATCAATTAGTATTGCTAATAGGTTTCCACCTTCTGCTGGGACGCTAGGCTTACGCGGAGTGCCATCATTGATAAGGTTCTGTGCTTGTTCTAATACAGTTTCATCTACAACGCTAGTAATTATATGCGATAGAAGCTGGGAGATAGTGGTTGTTTGATAGAAAGATTCATCATTAGTTTGATAGCCAGATCTAGAAGCCTTCTCCTTACGAGCGTAGCGTTCTGCTGCACGTTTCATTCGCCACGCTATCTTCTTTTCATTGAGAACTCTTTGTACCGGATCTTGTTCGTTAAGCATCTCATCAAACTGGTCAGCCCTACCCGCAGCCCAGAGAAAGCACTCTTGTATAACATCAGCCTTATCCACATAGTTGCGGTAGCGTTGGTAAATTACTCTAGCCACGCTAGGTGCTAAGTCATAGATGGTTGGGTGTAGTTTGGGGTTCAACCGCAATCCATCTCTTTAGATTCTAACTCACTAACGATGGATAATAATTTGATAGCGAGGAAATCTATGTAGTTGCTGGCATCAGCTAGTTCTTCTACTAATTCTTTAACGGTGTCTTGTACTGAAAAGGTTTCAAACTTCTGTCCAACACCTAATTCGTATTGGCTTGCGCCAATTTGTTTTACTCTACTAACGCGAAGCGAAGCAAAGGATTCAATGAAAGAAGCAAGATCATCGGTGGAGATTCCAGGTTTACGATAGTTCAATACCGCAGCGTGGTCGGCTAAGGGTGCAGGGCTATTGGTCTTATCGAAATTATCCCAGTTGAAAGTTCTGTCCCAACTATCTCGAATCCCTGATTGGTCAGCCATAGTACTATCTGCTCCATCTCCTGTTGGTTCATTCACTTTTTTCTCCTAATAACTTCTTAATTCCTTCTGTCCCATTTGCGAGATAAAAGTCATTTATATCCATTGATGGTGGTAATGATACAATTGTCCCATTCAATACCTCTGATGCAACACGCTTAGCGAAGTCAGCACCAGGATTTGTACCATCTTCTTTAATATCGTTATCACCAATAATGTAAATGGTGTCATAGCCACCAAGCAACTTAGCAAAGTGTGATTTCCAAGCAGCTACTCCTGGGATTCCAACTGCTGCTATACCGCATACTCCAGATAGAATCACCGTATCCAATTCACCCTCGCAAATTGCAATACGGTGACTATCTAGTATCACATCTGAAACATTATACAGATGCGACTTCTGACCTAATGGCGAACCATACTTAGGCTTGCCATCATCTAACCTTCTAAACTTAAAGCCAGCAACCATACCTAACGCAGTGATATAAGGAATAGATAGCCAACCTAGATAACTTTCGTGACCGGCAATCGGATCTGTGATAGTTCCAAGTTGAAACCTAGCTGCTACTATCTCAGATATTCCACGTCCTTCGAGATACTTTAGAGTTTCCTCGTTTATTTCCTGGCTGTAATGAGATGCCGCTTCCACTAGCAATTTCTCTTGCACGAGCGATGCCATCTTTGTACCCCAAATTCTCTATCTCCATCACAACACTAACTGCATTGCCACCCTTACCGCAGGTATGGCAATAATATAAGTTATCGTAGGTATTGATAACTGCACTTCTTCTTGAATCATTATGAATACAACAACGCACAGCAACAGACTTACCTTCTCGTACCTCACCGCCATAGTGGGTAACTATCGCTACTATGGAGATTGAGTTTGCACTATCTCTATCTTTTCCCCTGCGCGTCTTATGTGACCTGGACCAGTCTTGTGTTGGCAAGGGCAATCTCCTTCGCATTTAAGGTGGCAGTTTGCCGCTCTCTTGTAATGACCTAAAGTATTTTCTTCTCCACCTCTAAGACAATAGTAACAAATCATTTATCTTCCTTTGGTGGTTCTGGTTTAAGTACCTCTGTTGTTGTGATATCTCCATTTGGTATTGGCATCTTTTCTCCTAACCATTGTGTCAAGTCTTGGATTACCCAAGCCTGTTCTATGCCAGCATTACGTCGTTTAACTATTACATAAGCAAGTGGAGTTACCTCTAACTCTCTAGCCTTTGCATAGTTAACCGCTTCTACTTGTGCTTCTTTCCAAAAGGTAGGAAGGTTTAACGCTTGGCGATTCTTTAACTCTAAAATGTAGGTCTGACCTGCGATTATAGCCATAACGTCGCCTTGGTCTTTTGACCCAGCTTTAGTTAATCGGTCTGCAGTTACACCCATTTTGCGTAGCCATTTCACCACATCAATTTCAAAGGTGGCTCCCTTAACCTTGTTGTATTTAACGTTCATTGATTGACCGTTTGATAACCAGAGTTTAGATAAGCCCTACCTTGTGAGTCTGCATCACCTATCTGACACGCACCAAAGTCAACAAACAAAGTTGCAAATTCTCTACCATCGGCAGTGTGTGGACCAAACCGATTCTTAACAGGGGCAACTCTTAATACTTGACCAATTGGATCGTAGCCAAGTGTCAGTATTATGGCTGGCAACTGGCTTACCTTTCCGTGTATGGAGCGTCGCGCAGGTGGCATAGTCGTTGGACCATACTCACTCTGTTCTGAAACGTGATGTAGCACGAGTACACACGCCTCAGTTTTACGAGCCATATCGTGAAACTCCATCATAATTGCTCGTAAACCTGCCCACTCATTATCAGTTTCTGCTGCAACGTTCATAAGGTTATCTACAATAATTAACTCTGGTGATACTCCATACAATTCCACATAGGCTTTGATCTCCAACTCGATATCATCAAGTGACGGGCTGGAGTCAAAGACCCATTGGATATGATTCATACCGGCAAGATATTCGTCATAGTGGTTTGCGCGAGATGTAATGTTTTTTTCTACCGTCAATTGTTTATGTTGTGATAAATGCGCTGCTGCTCTAATCATTACAGTAGTAGTGTCAGTATCAGCAGAGAAGAACAAGGTAGGAACTTTTGCTTTGATGGCATATATCAATGAGAACATTGACTTACCAGCATTAGGTGCGGCAGCAACCATACATACCTGACCGCGACGGAATTTGATTGAATGGTTTTCTAATGCTCTCCACACAACCGGAAGGGGTGTAGCTTTGGTAGTTACACCACTCCAAGCGCGTGAAAGTCTAAGCACTTCTACCCTCCTGCCTTGTAATTATCCTTCTTCTGCGACGAAATACTCTGCGTTGTTTTTCAGATAAACCACCCCAGATACCGAATGATTCATTCTCAATTCCCCACTCTGCACATTCTGCTTGGTGAGGACATCTACGACAGATGCTCTTAGCGTGTACTGCATCTATTCTGCCAGCAGGATGATCTTCCTTCTCAGGAAACCACCAATCCCCACCAATTTGTGCGCACAATGGAGCCTCGTAATCTTTAGGCTCTCTCACAAACTAAGCCCAGATAACTGATGCTTGGCTTTCTTTAGGTACTTTAGGTCCAACCCAATTAGGACCCGATGCTGGGTCATAGAAGCCCTTGTAGGGCTTACCTGTGGCTTGTGCTGTGCCGTGTTTAAGAACCATCTTACCTCTGCCACATTCTGGAGCTTCGGGAAGGTTGTATATCCAAGTGTTGCCGTACTTATCTACGACTGTATCGCCACCACCTGCTGCAACTGGTGTTGCGCTAAAGGCTTGCGTAATTGTTGCGACGGTTGGAGCGGCTACGCCGCCACCTAATTCCATACCGGTAGTTTTAATGTTGGTAGCGTTCATAGCAATATCTGCTAGACCTGTTTCAAGTTCTGACACTGTACTTGCATATAGATTAACAAGAGTTCCATCGTTTAATTTGTAATTAACTTGGAACTTGATTCCTTCAGCAGCCATTATTTTCCTCCATTTAATTTGACAGAAAGCCTTATACTTTCTTGTCCTTGTTTCGTTGGGACGAATCCCATTATATCTTGTACTACTTCTTTATCAACTTGCTTTATACCTGCAACGGTAGTCCAAGTAACTTCAACTCCAGTACTGGTTACACCGGTGATACCGCGCAGAGCTTCTTTGATATCGTCCTTCTTATCACTTAGCAATTTAATCTGCTGATCTAATTGAAGATACTCAAGTGCTTGTGAACTTGCTTGTTCATCTTCAATCAATATGCGTTCAGCTTTTATACGTTCTTTTTTTAGACCGCCACATCCAATTTCTTCAAATGGATCGTAGTATTTACAGTAGTGTTTACAGAAAGATTCTTCTCTTTCAGGTTCTGGGATAGTTGCTGATGCCTTGACTCCCTCGAGCCAGTTAAGTGCATCAACTGCTATTGATTCATTGTAAGGCTCTGAGTGAACCTTAACATCGCGTTCATCACCATCTCTTGCTATGGCTACCAGACTGACGGTTCGAGGCTTCCCCGTCCCCGACTTATCAATCAAGTAGCCATAGACCTGTACCTGCCAGCGTTGCTGTTGGCTAGGAAAGTAAGAAAGGTTTTGTTTCTTAACTGTTTTCCAGTCAATAACATCACCGGTGGATGGAATCCAGCAATCAATATGCGCCTTCATTCCATTGTATTCAACTTCGGATTCTAAAATTACATCTTTGTTATCTGCTAGAGCTTTCTCAATTTCTGTATGGATAGCAGTACCCATAATTGCAGCAAGTTTTAATTCATTGTTGTTAGTTACTGGTTGGTTGTTAAGACGATACCAAACCTTGCGACGACAACCACCTAACTCTGATGGTCCTATCTGCACCTGTGTAGAGCGAGATTTACCAGCGTCCTTAGTTTTCAGCGCATCGAGTAGTAGTTGCTTTATCTCTATCAATTTACTTGTCCCATCCATCTAGTTATCGTAATGTTAAAGAACAAAAGGTTCAACTGTAAAATGATAGCGATTCTATTCGATTCTTCGTACTCCACTAGGTAATAATAATCAATACCTAATGAGAAGTTTGATAGATAATAGCGATTGAAATGAATCGTAAACTTGCCAATATCTTTAAGCATTGATTGGATAGTTTTCTGATTGTGCTAAAACAAAATTATCAAGTTCACTTATTTTGTAACGATAGTGACTGCCAACTTTTGCTCTAGGTATATTTAATTCTTTTCCTCGTTGATAGAGCCAATGCTTACTAACGCTTAAATAATCTGCTGCTTGATTTAATGTAATCCATCCTTCTGCCATTTTGTACCTCCTAGTAGTTTGTCTGAGTAACCAATTGAATCGGAGGACAGCTATTGATGTCAAGCACCGACGCTATTTCAACGGCGTGTTTTGCCAACTTAAC